GTTCAAGAAGTGTTTTACTCGTTTCATCAATGGGAAACTTCTTTATATTCTGTATATCCTTCTCGAACTGTTTATATGCTTTATGTATTCTGTCAACACACGATATGCAAACATCCCCAAACTCAAACTCCCTGCAGAGTCTATATTTCTGCCACCTTATATCAAAATCTACTAACTGTATGTCAAGGCTTATAGAAGCGTTCTTCCCACCTTCTCTTCTCCCGAATAATATCCAAGAACGTGCTTTACTTACTTCTTTATTACAAATATCACAATATAGCCTTTCTGTCGTTGTTCTCATGTCTTTGTATTACTTAAATTATTCTAACTCCTCAACCACCCGTAGGCGTTCGGCTTGAACAAAGGCAAGTATCCTTTTTCTTCTTTCGGCATATTCACAATTACAGTCCTTGCCTCCTGGACAGTCATAATAGGGATCATCACAGACGTAATGCTCTACTAGTTCGGCATTGTCTAATCTCGCCTCTAAGTCTTTGTTCATTTGTTTGCCTTAATTAAATAACTTCATTCGCTAAATATCGTGTGTGAGTATCAAAATCTTTAATTCCTAAATCATTAGTTGATTTTTCACATGATTTACACTTGAAATTAGGAACTACGTTCCTCCAATAATTATCATCGTCATAAGCATCCTCTATTGTACTTTTACTCCCACAACCTTCACATTCAACATCTATCGTCAAATCCCTTCTATATTGGTTATACCTTTTTATGACCTTCATTATTCTTTACCAACTAAATTAAAATTATTCTAAATTATTCCTATACCACTTAACACTAGGATCCCTATATAAACTGTTATCCCTGCACCTAATAAGTTAAGAAATATTATTAACAGCACCATTAAGATTCCCCCAATTAATTCGGAAACTGACTTGATAATACTCTTTATTTTGTCCATATTCTTCATCTCATCTTTAAGTAGTTCTTCCTTCATTGCTGTGACTATTGAAACACCCTTTAAATAGAAACTGACTGCATGACGAGCCCTGCTGTCTTCTCCTCTGGAAGCCTCCAACGCTCTTGAAGCGGCGTTCCCTTGTCGGTTAAGATCCTTAATCATCTCCTGATACACCCTCAGGCGTATTGTCTTTTTCTTCATTTTCCCCTCCTGCTAAATCAAATTATATGCCATGAATACACACATTCCTGTAACTAATGTCACCCCAACAGCTATTCCCAGAAACATCAAACACCCCATAGCTTCCTCAAATCCATCTCCCGATACGTCCATCTATCTATAAACTCAAGTTAAGTAATTCCGGTGCAAATATCTCCACTGCTATCATAATTGACAACCCCGCAAGTGCCAGTGTCGCCCTTAACCTATATAGTCTCTGTGCCTCCTCATTCCTGATCTTTGAATATATGTACATCCCGAATCTGTTGTTCATAACTGGCGTGGTCTTTAAATTAATTATTCTTCTATAAATTCTAGTACATCGCTTTTGGCATATTGTGATCTTGATCCCATTTCTCGTAAAAATTCTACTACGGCAACATCACCATCAAATCCATCTTGAGAAAAAGCACTAAACACTTTTCGGATGGCTTGCTTGTAAGTTAAAAGTTTGTTTGTTCTCATTTGTTTGGCGTGGTCTTTAATTAATTATTCAAAGAATACACTATGTTTTATCCAATGTCAAGTGTTATGTTAATTATCTATAAGTTCTCTGTTCAATTAAGTTTCTACTAAATTATCTTCTCTCCTCAAAATGTTAACTCTTGTTAAAAACACTGTTGTCTATCTCATCCCCGTAGTGTTTTATAATTGCACTTGTATTTGCATCTCTTGAACGATCTTGTTTCTTCATTACCAACTTCAATGCCTCTGGTGTTAGTATCCTTCTCTTTCTACCGTTCGGTATCTTCTTTCTACCTTTACCAACTACATCATAATCATCGATCCACATTGTCCTGAATACAAAATCATGAATATCGTTGATTTCGTCATAGTAAATTACAATTGCCTCTTCATCTATCAATCCCTGTAGCTCAGAATCCTTCACCCATCCTAGTAGTTTAGTATATGTTTTACCATCCTGTGCTAGCTTCTCCCTTGCAGAACGTGCCACTGTGGTAATATCTAGCTCCCCTGTACTCCAACGTGTTAAAAGTTCCTTTACGTTCATCTAATTGTATACTTAAATAAATTCATCCGGATCTATCTCGTCTTCCCATCTCCGCTGGTTTAACCAAGTGGTTGGGAATGGTATAAATTGCACTTCCTGCCATTGTTCAGTTATTTCGCTGTCACTTACACTTGAAAGGATTCTCTTGAATAATACGTCAGCTTCAGATTCAGATTTCAATCCAGAGAAAATTCTAATAAAAGATTCCTTGGCTTTACTCTTCCCTTTCTTCTTGGGATATAATTTCCAGAACTCTTCAAATGCTTTATTTATTTTTTCTAAGAATGATCTCTTTTGCTCTTTCTTTTGTAATCTTTCTTTTGTAGTGTCTTTTGTGTGTCTACTTAACTTGACTAGTTCCGTATCAAAAACTAGACTAGTTGACTCAGGAAACTTGACTAGTCTAATTCTGTTGACTAGTTCCCAAGAGGATACGTTCTTGTTGAAAAGCCATTCGTTACTTTGTTTCTTGCTTGTTCCTTTCTTAACTAGTCTAATTATGTTGACTAGTTGAAGTTGCTTCAAACAATTACTGATTGTTTGTCTAGACCTGCCTGTTAGTGCGATTAGTTGACTATAGCTTATTTCATCTGAAGATTTGCTCCATCCGTTGGTTTTACGCAAAATAGCTAATGCGACTTGTAGCTCAGCGGCAGATAATTTGCAACTCATCAAGACTTCTAAAACATCATTTTCTATTTTAGTGAATTTAGCAGTGGTCATTGCAGTTTGCTCTCCCGATTAAGTAGATTAAAATGTAGATTGTTAGATAGGAAGCTTAACGAAGAAACTTTGGGAGAGACTTTGTTGCGTTCCTATCTAACAATCTACACTCTAAATTCATTGATGATTCTCTCCCATTAATATTAAGTTCTGTATTTAATTTACTCTTCCGTTTTTATAATGTCAAGAGTAAATCTTACTTACTGGTTTTTATGAGAATTTAACTATTCCAACTATTCGCAACTATTCGGCACTATTGCGAATAGTTAGGAATGGTTAGGAATAGTAAGCATGGGACATTTTCTTAACGGACTTTCGTCCTGTTTGCAACGGCTCACATTTTGTGGTAAGTTGTTTGTATTAGTACCATAAACATGGCTAAAAAAGACGAAAAGATAGCCCCAAATAAAACTGGGAGTAAAAGGGATGATAAGGGTAGATTTTTAAAAGGCACAGTTCCAAATCCTTCTGGTCGCCCTGTTGGAACAGTTTCTCTTGTTCACATGATGAAGTTGAAACTTCAAGAGGAATATCCAGAGAAGAACAAGGGCAACTTGAAGAGTCGAAAAACTTATGCCGAGAAATTAATAGAAACCATTTTTTGTCAGGCAGTGGATACAGGAGATCAAGCACAGATTAAAAACATATTGCAGTATGTTGAGGGTATGCCGAAACAGCCGATTGATTTGGGAAACGCTGATGGCAAGCCATTTGAGGTTAATGTAACCGTTACAGATTAAATCCGCTATATGGATATAACAATCACAAAGTTACAGAAAAAATTTATTGATTCGAGAATAGAGGAAACTCTGTTTGGTGGCAGTGCTGGTGGTGGTAAATCATACGGACAGCTAATTGATGCTTGGCTGTATGGACTTGAGTTTGAAGGAAGTAAGCAACTAGTACTTCGTAGGACATTCCCTGAGTTAAAGCGTTCTCTTATATTGCAATCTTTTGAGATTTATTCACAAGAGATGGCTAAGTATCACCAATCAGATCATAAGTGGACAATTGGGAATGGAAGTACAATAGAGTTTGGATATTGTGATAGTGAGGGAGATGTAACGAAATATCAGTCTGCAGAATATGATGTGATACGTTTTGATGAGCTTACTCATTTTACAGAGTATCAATACACGTATCTAAAATCACGTATTCGTGGTGTGAATAATTACCCTAAAATGATGAAGGCTTCAACTAATCCTGGTGGCGTTGGTCATCTATGGGTTAAGGAGAAATTCATAGACAACAAAGAGCCCGGAAAAGTATATACAGATGAGTTTGACAATAGATCTATATTTATTCCAGCAAAGATTCAAGACAATAAATTCTTGATGGAGGCAGACCCTGATTATGTTAAAAGACTTGAACAGTTAGATGAGAACACAAAGAAAGCCTTACTTTATGGTGATTGGGATATATTCGAGGGGCAATACTTCTCCGAATTTAACAAAGAGAAGCACGTAATTAAGCCGTTTGAAATTCCTCAAAACTGGGCGAGATTCAGGGGGATGGATTGGGGATACAATGACCCCTGTGCTATCTTATGGTTTGCAGTGTCGCCAGATAGCCATGTTTACGTATATCGAGAGATGTATGTCAATGAGACTTTATCAAGTGATGTGGCAAAAGAGGTTGTTAAACTATCAGTAGATGAGTATATAGATTATACAAGTGCCTCGCCTGATATGTGGGCTAAGCGAGGTCGTGGAGGATTAACAGGTGAGACTACGGAAGAGGATTTCTCAAGCAACGGAGTTCCGTTGATTCGTGCAGATAATCAGAGGATTTTAGGTTGGCAAAGAATAAGAGAGTTTTTATCAGATTCCCCTGATGGAGAACCGTATTTGCAAATATTTTCAACATGTGTTAATTTAATCAGAACTCTACCAGGATTGACTTATCATCCGAACAGAACAGAGGACGTAAGCGATAAAGACGAGGATCACGCACCAGAGGCACTACGATATGGGCTTATGACAAGACCTTCGCCGAAGAAACTAGAGGAAAAGAGCAAGGCTTATACATGGGACTGGTGGGAACAGCAAATAGAAGCTCAAAAAAATAAAGAAGAATATTAATTTATAAAAATAACCGCTATGATTACCACCATTTTTATTATTTATATAATTTACAGGCTTGTAAGAACTTTTCTTAGAATGTGTGAAGAATGAAAGAATATATACTAGAACAATTAGAGCAGATTTCAAGATTCTTGGGATTAAGACTTAAATTCTCTGGGGGTTTTAGCGTGAGATTTGAGACAGATGCTTATAATTTAGAAAAAAGTAAGAAAGAAATTGCTATAATAGAAGATGGAAACAGAGTACTAGAAGTCTATTGGGAAGATCCAGAAGACAGAGACTCTGGCAGGGAATTCATTTGCGATGTGTATGAGGCAGAGGATAAAGCTAAATCTCAGGCAAGATTGTATAAAGGCTTGTTATCCAAAATCAAAGATGGTACTTTGGATATCAAGAGATATATGAAACCATTTTGGAAAGACAAATATGGTGATGGTGTTGCAATAACTAGCTCAGGATTAATAATACCAAAATGAAAAATAACGAGCTTTTAAGGATACTAAAAAACAAGAAATCACTCGCCAAGAAACATAACCAAAAATATCATACCAAAATCAAAAATGATAGATCATATTACGACTGTACTGTTGAGGGCAGTGTTGATTACCCTCTTGCGAATGTGGCTGCCTCGAATATCATCAATAACTACAAACAAGCAGGAGAAGACCTCCACCTAACAGACGAGAATCCAGAAAACATCCAGTGGCTATTTATATCCAATGCAATCTTAAAAGATGCAGAGGCTAAATACGATTTGAAGAATGCCAAGTCTAATATGCTTACGGATTTTGTTTCTGGTGGGAAAGGTATAATCAAGGTTGTAACTGAGGTAAAGACGAAGAAGAAGGATTTAGGATTGATTGATAAATTCAAAGGGTTGGTTCTACCTGGCACTGTTGAAGAGGAAATTGTAGACGATAAATTATTACACGTTGATTGTATAGACCCATTGAAGTTCTATCCAATGTCAGATGCAGGAAAAACGCTTGAGAACTCATGTGTTTTTGAAGAGATACTCAAGAGCAAAGAGGAGATAGAAGCAACTTATAATATAAAAATAAGTGATGACGATTTGCTCGATTTGACTACAGGTGATAAGGATTTAGACGAGGGTTTATCTGCTGGCGAGAAAGAAGTCGGCAAGAAAATAAAACTCTGGATATGTTGGTCACCTTATGCTTTAGATGGTAAAAAGAAACAGGAAGGCTCATATTATCTGTTCTCTAAAAACAAGGTGTTTAGCAACAAAGCAATGCAGTACAATCCGTACGTTATGTTTTTCAATCATGAATATGCAGACAGAGACAAGGAATTGCAACCTTATGGTGATATTAGACTAATTAAACCTCTTGTAGAATATCTAAACGATATTAAACAAGATACTAGAAGATATGTTCGTAGAGTTGCAAGAAGTAAATGGGTTGTTCAAAAAGGAGCAGATGTTGATGTTAATTCTTTGAAAGATCCTAAGGATGGAGTAATAGTTGAAGCGAAACAGATGGGTGCTATTGCTGCACTTGAAGTTCCACAGCTTAATCCAGCCGTTCTGATGTATGCTAATGATACAGAAAGATTTATAGAGATGATCTCTGGAATGGTTGGCGGAGATCAGACAATGCAGGGTGTATCGACAGCGACAGGACAAGCAATTGTTGCACAGCAAGGTGGTACGAAACTTGCAGGAGGATTTGACAATATTGCATGGGGAATGGAAAAGGTTTATAGATTAATTCTGTGGAATATCTATCAAAATTACGATGACGAAATGATAATCGAGGTTGTTGGCGAGGATTTGGTAAGACAATTTCAAGAGGCAGAAAGATCTTATGCCGAAAGAAGTGGTTTATCACTTGATCCTGGAGAATTTAAGAGTGATTCGGTTCGAGAGGTAATAGCTAATACGGACAATACTCCACAAGGAGAAAAGCCATTTGATATAACACAAAAGAGAGAAGGAAATGTTCTCGTGGTTAAGTTACGAAAGAATGCTATTGTAGAAGCTCCAAAGATTAAAGTGACGATAATGCCACAAACTAATAAAGAAATACGATTGAAACGTGCTGTAGAGCTTTATGGATTAACCCAGAAAGACCAATCAGCTAATAGTACAGAAGTTTTGAAGATTGTGGCTAGAATGATGGATGTAGGAATAGATCCCGAGAAGTTAGTTGCTACACAACAGCAACTGATGCAAAGACAACAACAGGTGGTAGGACAAGCACCACAGCAAGGTGTTCCACAATTAGGTGGAGTTGGCGGTGAAACTGCTGGTAATATTTCAGGAGAGGCTGCAGCATTATGAACTTATTAACAGGAACGCTACAAGATTATAATTTGAAGGGAATATTGAGACCTGATGGTATGTACGCTGCTTATGAGTCTGCAAAAAAAAAGAAACTTAAAAAGAAGAAAACAAAGAAAAGCAAAGGAAAGTCCATTGCCAAGATATTAATTGAGGTAGATGTAAAGGTTGAATAAGATAACACTAACGCCAGATATGGCAAAGAAGTTAGGTCTTGACTTAAAAGCAGGTGATGATGTTGCAATAATGATTAAAGGCAAGGTATCCAATACTGATAAGGATTTGCTTGTTGATGTTGAAGATGTAAGAGGTAGCATGATAGATAGTGCGATGTTGACAGATGATGGAGATAAAGATTATTCAAAAATGGCTAGAGCGTTTAGATTAGCAGGCAGAAAGAATGAAAGAGGATCAAGTGATAGACCAGACGGCAAAGGATCAGATGGACAAGTTGCTGATGGAGGAGAAGATGAACAAGAACGAGATGGCGAAGAGTCATAAGTTTGTATCTCGTGGAGGAAATATGATAGAGTGTACTGAATGCAACCTGAGGCACGGAGGATTAATAAATTCAGGAAGGGAAGAGTTGAGAGACGATGGTCATGTTTATGCGATAAGATCTTTCGGAACATTTAGCAAAGGTGATTTAATTCTTTAACAATTTGATATAACCGCTAAGTTCATTTAGGTTTTCCTAGATGGAGGATTCTTAGCGGTGTCCTTCATCTAAGAGAGCCGAAAGGTTCTCTTTTTGATAGCTCTTTAGAAACAGAATAGAGAGGGTAAGGATAATGTTGGGGAATGGTTTTTGCCCTCTCCATTCTTATTCTAACCTTTTTAATAGTGGATAATTCTAATCCATGAACCCCGCAAGGGACAATTCGTATTTTATATTTAGAACCCATAACTAAAATGGATGGAGAAGAAACTACAGTAGCCTCGCAAGAGACAACTACTGATGAAACCGCTGCAGTTTCAGAAGACACAAATGCAGAAGTAGAAACGACTGATTCGCAAGATGATGTAGTGTCTGCGGAAGTTTCGGATAGACCTGAATGGCTACCAAGTAACTTTAAGAACCCAGAGGATTTAGCGAAGAGCTACTCTGAACTTCAATCAAAGTTAGGCGACCACAAGGCAACCGAAGAAAAAGCTCAATTGCTGGATAGGTTACTTGAGAACCCAGCGCTTTTAGCACAACAGAATAGGCAACCGCAACAGCCAGTGCAACCACAAGTGCAAATGGATAAAGAAGGTCGCAGAGTGGTTACAGACGAAGAGGTGAGAGGATATACATTTGAAGATACTCGAAACCTACTGCTTGAGGACATGAAAACATTGCTGAAACCATACGAACCTGTAAGGGAGGGTTGGCAACAACAACAAAGTGATGCTCAAGTAAAGGCTCAGGTAGATCAAATCTACACGAAGTATCCAGATGTAAAAGATAACACCGCCTTAGAGGATTTAATGGCTGGCAATATCGCAAGAGGTCTGCCAGTTGATCAAGCATATACAACAGCTAAGGAAGCGTTGACGAAAGAGTTTGATACATTGAGAGCATCTCTAAAGAAGGAAACAGCGGAAGCCAAAGCAAAAGGGGGAGATGTTAGTTCCTCTGGTGTAGTTGGAAACAACAAAAAAGCTAGGACAATTCAAGAGGCAGCAGAAATAGCAAGGAGCAAAATAGGTAAGTAATATATGAGTTTTTAATATTAATGAACGCAAGTTACACAGAACTGCTTTCAACAACATTAAAAGAATACAAAAATCAGTTGGTCGATAATATTTTCGACTCTAATGCTGCATTCTTCTTAATGAAAGAAAAGCAAAAAATGTCAAGTGGTGGTGAGAGAATTGTTGTTCCAATAATGTATGCAACCAACGAAACAGCTGGTAGCTATTCTGGTTATGATGAACTAGATGTAACAGCACAACCTGCAGTAACAGTTGCAGAATATAACTGGAAACTGTACTACGCTTCTATCACAATTTCAGGTGAGGAAGAGATGAAGAACAGAGGAGAAAGACAACTCATCAACTTGTTAGAATCAAAAGTAAAACAATCAGAAATGTCTTTAGTCGCTGACTTAACTACAGGATTCTTTGGATCTGGTTCAGATTCGGATGATATTGTAGGTGTAGATGCTGCAATTCAAGAGACTGGTACTTACGGTGGAATTGCTGGTGCTACACATGCTTATTGGAGAGCTGATACAGACGAGACAGCAGAAACGCTATCTTTAGCTGATATGACCAATACATTTAACTCTTGTTCAAAAGGTGGGACTGATAGTCCTGATATTATAGTTACAGACCAGACTTTATATGAAAAATATGAGTCATTAATGGCTGCAAAGCTTAACATCAACTATGAATCAAGATCAAAAGCAGGAAAAATGCTTGGAGATGCTGGATTTACAGCACTTGAGTTCAAAGGAAGACCTTTAGTATGGGATGAGAATTGTACTTCAAGCAATATGTACTTTATCAACTCAAAGCATTTATATTTCCATGTAATGGAGGGACGAAACTTTGAGACGACAGAATTTATCAAGCCAACAAATCAAGATGCAAGAACTGCACAGGTTTTATGGATGGGTAATATTGTTTGTGATAGACGTGCTTCACTTGGGGCAATGCGAGGAAAGACTGCTTAGTGTCTTTGTGTGATTTTCGGTTGCACTATAACTAACCGATTTCTACATATAGTTTAGAAAAAGAAGAATGAAAAGTATAAATGCGACAAAGTTGGCAGCTAATGATGCAACAGCTACTGATACACCAGGAGCTTATAGACAAGCAGCTGATGGTAAGATATATAGATATGTACAAGCTGTTGATATAGCCGTTGCAAACGGATACGTTGTTACAGTCGCCGATGCAGCTGATGATTCAATAGTGAGTGCCGATGCAACAGGAGGGTCTGCAATTGGAGAAATTCCTGCAGGTGTTGGAATAGGAACAATCACAGCAGATTATTATGGATGGGTTTTAGTTAAAGGAGTTCACACTTCGGTTCTTTCTGATGGTTCAGTAGCCGCAGGAGATGGAGTGACTCCTCATGCTTCAACAGATGGTGGAATTGACACAGTTGCAGCAGGCTCAACAGTTGCTGTTACAAGTCACAATGTCTTAGGATTTGCACTTGCAGACGATACGACAACAAGAGCAGTTGTTTCTGTAAATATCTTCTAAGTTGATATTACAGTTCGAGTGTGTTAAATTAATAGGGAAGCAATAACGCTTCCCTATTTTATTATAACCGCTATGAGTAAACACCCCAAGAAGATCATGGTAGCAATGGCAACTCCTGAGTTTGTCATACCAGAATGTTACGAGTCTGTAATATATATGCTACTTGCATTCAAATCTAAATATCCTGATGTAAAAGTTGCTTATGCTAAAGCAAGTGGAGTCAGAACCGATCAGAACAGAAACTCAATGTTGAAGAGGTTTCTAGACGAAGATTATGGTGATAACGATGCTATTATGCACTTGGATGCAGATATGATTTATCCGAATGATATGCTTATAAAGTATTACGAGCATAATAAGGATGCAATGGGTTGTGTATATTTCAAAAGAAGATCTCCATTTGAACCGATTTTGTATAGGATAGTAAATGATTCAAATCATAGACCATTTCAGGCAATGGACCCTCGAGAATTACCGAAGACGGGATTACTTGAAGTCGATGCGGTTGGTACAGGCGGTTTTTGGACAAAGAAATCAGCAATCAAAAAGTTAGGTGAAGACTGTTGGTTCTATTATGGGAAGAATTTTCATTTACCTTTTGATGGTACTTATAAACAAGGACACGATATTTGGTATTGTAAAAGACTTCGAGATGTTGGTGTAGAAATATTTGTAGATATGGAAATAAGACCTGACCATATTGGGAAACAGATAATCAATGAGAGTACGTGGTTAGAGTACGTGGAGAAGCATCCAGACGAAGATAAACACAAGGAACTAGGCAAGTGTACTTTAGTATTCCCAACAGCTCACAGGGCTTCACAGTTAAATCATATGTTACAAGTGATTGGGCATAGAACTGCATATTTAAATTATAATATTTATGTAATTGCAGAGGGTAAAGAAACAATTAAGGTTTTGAAAGAGGCAAAAGCAGCAGGGTGTCCAGTTGAATGGACAGAAGTTAAGAAGTATCAAGGATATGCAAAGAGTATAAATATGGGAATAGAAGCAAATCCAGAGAGTTTCTATTTTGTATATATGGCAGATGATGTAATACCAGGAGATCAATGGTTAACACAGGCTATTGATTTTATGGAGCAGAGATTTCCATTAAGAGATGCTTTAATTTGTTTCAATGATGGATGTTGGAATGGAAGGCACGCTTCTCACGGACTTGTTAGTAGAAATACCTGGAGAAATCTGGGAAATAGTAAGTTATTTTTTGAAGGATATAAACATTATCATCCAGACAGAGAATTGACATTGAAAGCACAAAAAGAAGGTAATTATGGTTATTGTCCGAGTGCAGTATTGTGGCACAATCAAGCAAAACTTGGGCTTGCTAAGTATGATGATGTTGCAAAAGTTGCAATGTCGAGTAAAGATGAGGACACAAAACTATTTAAAGAAAGGACGGCTGCAAGCTTTCCATCCTTTTAATGGAATTTACAGGAGAAAGAGTTGTGTTTGATAAGATGAATAATAACGCCGCTGAGGTACGAATACTACGTAAGCATTTGGAAAGGTATGTGTGGGCGTTGCAATTCGTGATGGGAAAAAGCGTATTAGACGCTTCTTGTGGAACGGGATATGGGACTTGGCTATTAAGCCTTGTTGCGGGTGATGTTATTGGAATAGACAAAGACGCTGATTCGATACTTTACGCAGAGAAGCAATTCCCCTTGTTGGCGTTTGAACAGATAGATTTGGAAAGGCAAATGTATGAAATAGAAGGAGGTTTTGATACAATCGTTTCTCTGGAAACAATAGAACATTTAGAGCGTCCCGAGAATTTCTTGGAAGCAATAAAGGGGAAGGAGCTAATATTCTCAATACCTATTAATTCTCCTAGTGAGTTTCATAAGCACGTCTATAAAGGCAAATGGGAAATAAAGACTTTCATTGAGTCTTTTGGGTGGGAAATTACAGATGAATGGTTACAAGACAACAAATATTTTGTAGGAAGAGCAGTATGACTAGAATAGCTTGTCTAGTTCCAGTAGGAGCGGATTATATGCCATACAAGACAGTAGCTTCAATGCTTGCAATGAGAATACCCCCAAATGTTGAAATGGGGTGGATATTCAGCAAATATTCACCAGTTGATAGAAATAGAAACTTACTTGTAGATGGTGCGATAGAAAGTAAAGCTGATATTGTGATGTGTTTAGACTCAGACCAAGTTTTTCCAGTTGATACAATTGTTAAGTTATACGATTGGATTAAGAAAGGTAAGAAGATAGTTGGGGGTTTGTATTTTCAAAAGAATCCTCCTTTTTTACCACTTGTATATCATTTAGGAAAGGATGGTCATAAGGGAAATAATATATTAGACTATCCAGACAAGATATTTAAGGTTGATGTACTGGCTACAGGTTGTTTAATGGTGGATGTTGAAGTCTTTAAGAAAATAGGGTATCCTTTCTTTAAGAAAGAGAATGTATGGGATTCTCGTGGTGAATTACCACACACAGGAGATGATTGGAGTTTCTGCTTAAAGGCAAAGAAACATGGTTATCAAGTATGGTGCGATCCAACTATTAAATGTGGACATCTTACGACAGTTGAGACTGAAGAAGATAATTTCCAATCGTTATTGAAAAACAATTTAATTTAGACAAAACAAAAATGTCATCAGGATTTAGAGACTGGATTCCAGATACTCCAGAAGTAATTGCTAGAGTTAAGGCAGAAAATGCTGGTACAAAAGCTGAGAAAAAGGCTATAACCAGAAAGTTGAAGAAATCATCGCCTGTGCAAGTTGTACAAACTCCAAGCGAGCCATCTGTACCTGTTAAGGATTTATCAAGAAACGCTTTGCTTGAAATTGCTAAGAAACAGGGTATGGAAATAAAGGGAAACGTAGCAAAGGAAACCCTAATTAGTAAACTCAAAGCTTCTGTTAGATAATAATTATTATCGTATTATAAAGAGTAGTCTAAACCACTACTCTTTTTGTTGACATCCAACATTGTTTATTCTATTCTTTAAGTACCCAATATTATCCTTGCCTTGTAGCGAGTATATTTTGTTATCTACACTACATGGCTGATATATTAAACACTTGGGCTAATCTTCATTTAAGTTTTGCATATAATTTAGGTCAGGATTCTGCACCAGCTACATCAACAGCAGAGTATGCAAAGCGTTCTCAATTTCTGAACGAGGCGAGATTTGATATTCTCAACGAACGTGGATGGTGGTTTTTAATAAAAGAAACAACTGATACAACGGTTGCAGATCAGACAGAATATACATTACCAACCGATTGTGGTGTTTTAGAACAACTCAGAATAGATACATCTCTTCCATATGAGAGAATACCTTATGAACAAAGAGACGTTTTTGGCTCTGCTTCGTGGGATATTAGACTGCCAGCAGCTTATGGTAAGGGAGTAAAGGGTAGGTTCTATGTGCTAGCTGGTAAGTTTGGAATACTTCCTTATCCTACATCAAGTGGAGACACAATAGACTTATTATATAGACAATCATTTGATGCTTTAGATTCAACTTCTTTAACAACAACATACTTAATTCCAGTCCAGTTTAGAATGGCTTGGGTTTATCTTGCGATTGCCTTCATGTGGGAATCAAAAGGTAGATTTGATAAGGGCGATTATTTTAGAAGCAAAGGAGAGATAGTCCTTGATAGGATGAGAAACTTTCATGCTGATTATGAACCAATTGGTTCAGTTTATGATCCTGATTTTGCACCGTAATGGCTAAAAAGAAGAAAACGACAAACAAATACGTTTTAGAAGAATATGCTGCAGGGTGGAATGGCGGTCTAAACACTTTCAATGCTGCATCAGAACTAGATATTGATGAGTTCTCGGAGGGTCTAAATATAATGTTTAGTGGAGATGGTCACATAACAAAAAGATATGGGATTAATAATTATGGTAGTGAAAATGATTCGAGGGTTAGAGGTGGGTTTAATTTTCGACAAGATGATGGAACTTCTACAGTATTAAGGTTTTCAAATGGAACTTTACAATATATAGACACAGATGGTTCTGCTGTAGATTTGACAGGTGCAACATATACAGTTGACTCTGATATGTTTTTTACTCAAATGAGAGAGAAAGTATATTTTTCAAATGGAGTTGAATCACTTGCTTATACAGATGATGGCACTACGATAACTTCCTTTACAGAACTTGCAACGCCAACATGGGCTGCAACGCCACTAACAGCAGGTGCAGGCTTATCAACTGGAACGATTACAGTTAGTTATAGAATAGCTGCCGTTAATGATGTTGGAGAAACTTTAGCGAATACTGCATCAACAATAACTGTAGATATAGATCCAGTAAATTGGGATGAAGCAGACGAGTACATGAGGTTAACTTGGGTGAGATTAACAACTGCAGGAACTGTTGGATATAAAATATATGGCAGATATGCCTCTGGGGTCAATGGTATAGGTGAAACGTATTTGGATTTTGTACAACAGCCAACATCAGGAACGAATGTAACATGGGATGATACAGGAGCTGATGACTTTCCAGCCTCGCTGGTAACAGTTCCACAGCTTGCCAATACAACTGGTGGTCAAATATTTGATTTGATATTTTCACAGGGAGGAAGACTGTATGGAGTTGATTGGGATACAGATCCTTCACAACTTTGGTTTAGTGCAGGTGGAGAACTTCCTAATAGTTTCTTGGTAACAGATGGCGGTGGATGGATTCGATACAATGCAGGAGATGGAGATAAGATAGTTGCTGTCTCTTCTGTTGGAGAAAAGATTATAGTTGCTAAGCAACACAGAATAGGGTCTTTAACAATTACATCGGTATCAGGAATTGCAGTACCTGCTATTGCTAATATTAACGAAATGACAGGTTTTGCTGGTTCAAGGTCATTTACAATTGCAAACAATGACATAGTTTATGTATCACCAGATAAGAAAGTAAGAGTACTTGGAAATCAACAGAACTATTTTGATGCACTAAGAACAGCCGAGTTTGGTCAAAAGTTAAGACCTACATTAGAACAAATTAATGAAAACTATTTAGATAGAATCAGCTGTTTCTTCTTCGGTGGAGTGTTTGGTATAAGTTATGCAAGAGGAGGTTTTACAGTTAATGATAGAACACTATGTTTTGATATAGAGAGGGGTTCAGGTGCTTACGAGTGGAATTTAGGGGCTTACGGATTCTTTCGATTTAGGGATAGCGATGATGATGAAAGGCTTTTTTGTTGTAGCGAGACCGATGGTTATATACGAGAATGGTTTTATGAAACAAAATCAGATAACGGGTCGGCATTTACATCTCGTGTTGTATTTAGACAATCCACAATGGAACTTCCTTACGAGCATAAGATTTTTCAAGAAGTCCCATTTAGGTTAAGAGATGTTTCGGGTACTACCGTATTGAAGTTGTATCAAGACAACGAACTTACCGCAACAATTAGCTCTTCCATAACGAGTGCTAGGAGACTTGGGGGGTTTGGAAGTACAGAATATACGTTTGGATCAATGACTTTCGGAACGTATGGTGATGCAAGCGATTCGCAAGTGGAGGAGAGAACAGTAGAAAAGATAGTAGAAGCAGGATATGAAGAGGGAAAGTTTTTATCCGTAGCTTTTGAACATACGAGTTTTGGAGACTTTACATTGTTAGATTTTGGAATACGAGCTGAAAGAATTAGCTCTGATTATAACCCTTACGAATATATTTGGACTTAAAAATAAAATGGCAAACCCAACAGTAAATTTAATAAAATCAGGTGGGCGACAAGCAAGCGACACTTTGTCTGCTGCAATAGATTTAGATGATTTAGCATTACCTTTAAACTCTGCAGATGAGTTTGATGATAATTCTATGATTGTTATTGTAGATCAAGGAGCTACTGCAGAGGAAGAAATGCAAGTTTCAGGAAAGACTGGTTCATCCTTAACAGTTGTAACACGTGGAGTGAATGGAACAACAGCTGTGGGACACGATAGTGGTGCAACTGTATCTGCAATATTATCAGATTGGCAATGGGATGAGGTTATTGATGCAATAGATGAGGAGCACGATGATGACGGAAAGCATACAGTTGATGTGATAGCAGAGAAGACAGCTGCAACAGGTGTTACGATTGATAGCACTTTAATAAAAGATGGCGGAGTTAGAGTATTAAATGACATTTACCAGACAGGAAGAAATAATGCTGATGATGGAGATGTTGATATGTGGAGAGTGAATACATCCGACCAACTGGAAGGACCAAATGATTTAAGACCTACTAGATTTGTTATAACTTCAACACTTCCTACTATTATCTCAACAACTGTTGATTCAAGTGGTTTTACAGAGCTTGATCTTACTTCGGAGACTTCTTCACGAGCTTTTGCGGTAAGTGTAACTGCTAGGATTTTGGGAAATAAAACGTCGCAATATTTTAAAATGCGTAAAAAAGGAGAGACAATGATAGGAGATGAAACAGTAGTGGTAAGGAATCAAGTAACAAATACTTCTACAAGATCATTTGGAACAAGTATAGTAGGACTAGATACAAGCCAAGTTCTTGAATATGATTTTGATGAGGGTGGTGGGACTGCGAATGTAAGTGTTTATTTACGTGGATATTGGGAATACTTAGACTAATATAAATATAATTTAATGTAGTACACTAATGGCAAGTTTATTCGATTCAGTGAAAAAAACAACAAGTGGTCAAGTTTATGGTTCAGCAACAGCAAATCCATTTCAAGCTGTTTCCCAGACCTACATTCCTGTTGCGGATAGATTATTGTCAGATCCATATTCTGCAGGAACTATACCTAACCTACAAGGTGGAGTTGATGGTCAAACAGGGGTACTTGGAGAGGCAACTGTAGCACAACAGCCTGCAGTAACATCAGTAGTTCCTGTAGCACCAGTAGCAACAGGTGGAACTACAACAGGCGGAACTGCTGTAGCGGGACAAACTAATGCACTAGATCAGGCTTTAAGAGAAGCAGAAGCACTTGCAGCTCAAAGAAAGGCTCAAGAAGATGCAGAACTTGCCGCAGAAAGAGAAAGACTTTCTGGAGAGTATCAAGGATTGACAGATCGATTAGGTTTTAAGAGAACTTCTGCAGAAGCAGCTGCTGCTCAAGGTAAGACCGATATAGAATCACAAAGACAACTAGCACTCGGAACACTTGGGCGGTTACGAGGTGAAACACAGGGCGGTTTAGAATCCAACATATCAAGAGCTGAAACAGAGAGAGGTGGAGCTTTACAATCTGCACTTGCAGGACAGCAAGATGCACAAAGAGGTATTAGAGGTAGATTATCTGCAATGGGTAATTACACAGCAGACTCCTCTGCGTTACCTTCGCTTATGGGACTATCCGAAAGAGATTACATACAAAATGTACAGGGAATACAACAACAGACCAATCAATACATTCAGGATTTAACAAGAGAATCAAATAACGAACTATCATCTCTAAACGATAAAGAAGCGTATGTTGAAAATGATGCACTACAACAGATAGCACAACTTAGACTTGGACTTAATGACCAGCTAGGTGAATTAGATTTGGCACAAGCATCTGGGGATAGAGAAAAAATAGGAGCATTAACACAGGCAATAAATCTAGCTAAATCACGTATGATTGATATTGATGCTAATTTATCAGATTATAAGAATCAGGTTTATATGCAAAAGGCTGATTTACAAGCAAAGGCTTCAACAGCTGTTCAGGATGCTGCTGATAGGCTTCGACAACAAGAAGAGGCGAATGCTGTATGGCAATCATGGATGCAAGATAACGGTTGGTTAACAAACAATGCTACTAATACGATAAATGCAGGTCTTGATTCTGGTGGAGGACAGTGGACTCCTTCCCCTTATTCTATATCAGAAGATGAAAGATTGAGAAGTGAACAACAATTGACACCTTATGTACGTAATTTATTAAGATAATTAAAATGGCTGGTTTTTTAGCAGAAGCTTTAAGGAGAATTTCAAGACCTGTCCGTTCTGCGGTAGGTGGTGCTGCTTCCTTTGGACAACAGTTCGCAGACCCAACAGCAAGAAAAGTGCTATTTGGTCAAACCGACCCAAATACACTATCTAGCAAGGAATTAAATCGACTATCTAAATTATCAGAAGCAGGGTTTAAAGCAACCTTAACCGATAAAGAGGAGCAACAGGTTTTACACGAACAAAGTCCCGGGGAAGTGGCATTTCGTCAAACAGCAGGTTTGGCTTCTCTTGCAGTACCCGGAGGTAAAACAATAGGTTCTGCAATCGGACTTGGGGCATTATCTGGCGGTTTAGGTTCAATTCAGGAGAAAGAAGATTTAACAAAAGGGGTTATAGGTGGTGGTATAGGTGGAGGTTTAGCCTTCGGTGCCACAAAAGTAATAGAAAAAGGATTACCTAAACTTCAGAAAACATTCTCTGGGAAGAAAATAGAAGCTAAAGGAAAAGAATTTCAATTAAATTCCCTAAAAAGAAGTGTGGGAATGAAACCTAATGCAAAAGAGGGTGGAGTAAAGCTTTTAGATGATGTTATGGAATTATCTAAAGGGAGAGATATGACCGTGAGTTCTGCCGATGATGCTATAAAGCTAAGTGCAGATGTCTTTGATGACTGGGGTTCAGTTGTGAGAGATGAACTTTCAACCTTAACAGATAAGGGTGTTGATACAGACGGTTTTATGACCTCAGTAACACAAGTCCTCAAGGATAAAATGGGAAAGGCTTCTGTAAAAGATGAACAAATAATAGGAGATATTGCAACGGAAATTGCAGAAAATATAGAGAAATTTGGAGATACTCCTCTTGGTTGGTATAAGGTAAAACAGTTGGTTGGAGATAAAGGAAAATGGAATATTAATTTCCAACCACAACTTAAACCTCAAAAGGAAGCCTATAATGCAGTTTATACAGCATTAAATGGTGAAATGGAGGGGTTATTGGGAGAGACATTTCGTGAAGCAAATAAGAATGTTTCAACTGCAATAAATTTACAAAGTTGGGCTAGACGTTCAGAGAACGCTACATTACCCTCTGCACTTAAATTCATAGACCCAACAATGGATATTGGAATTGCAGGGGGGATTATCAGTGCAATTTCAGGTTCACCTACTGCAGGAGTGGCAGGGATTGGTGGAATGGCATTAAAACAAACCTTAGAAACTCCTAGAGGAGGACAATTAGTAGGACAAGGTATGGAAAAATTGGGACAAAAGATAGGAGAAAAAACAATAGGTTTTGGTGGTATTCCGGGAATTGGACTTAATCAATTACAAAAAACAGGAGCTCAAGTTGCAGGAAGACAATTAGGACAAACTACTATGGGAGGGGCTGGACAACCATCACAAGATGATATTTCACAAAGTCAGTTGGAAATGGTCAAGGGTTTATTTAATCAGGGATATTCAGAAGACCAAGTAAATCAAACTTTAAAAGCAGAGGGTTTTTCTGATTCAGAAATAACAAGTTTACAAAATCAATTTGTATCTAGTGGAATGTCGAAAACAGTTGGTGAAAGTGCAACTGGTGGAATACCAGGAATAGGACAACAACAAGCTCCACAAATGAGTATTCAAGATGTTTATTTGAAAAAGATGCAACTTGAATATATTTCTTCTCAATATCCTGAAATCAGAGGTCAGGTACAAATTGCTCAACAGATGCTAGATATGCAACTAGAACAATCTATGAGTGGAGGAGAAACTGGGGCAAAATTAACTGAAAAACAACATGCTGTAAGCTCAGCAATTGGAGGACTTGAGGAGGTACAACAATCTCTTTCAGGTGGAATCTCTACTGGACCGATTGCAGCATTCGGAGGGAAGATTAGTAGAATTACAGGAAGTCCAACAGATACAGAGCAACTGAAAATTGATTTAGAGAATACTAATATGCTCATCCGTAACGCATTTTTAGGAAGTGGTATGTCGGAAACTGAATTGAAATCACTTGATCTTCCTAAAGTTTCAGATCAAGAAGCTGTTATTGCATATAAGATAGAATCTTTGAAACGTAGATTAGAAGGATTATTATAATGGCAGCTGAATACGGAGTAACTAATCAACAAAATGATGTCAGTCTTCTTGGTGCTAATGAAGCAGGGACCGAGACTCGAAGACTTGAAGTAACTGATGATGGCAGACTGAAAGTTGATGTAGACGGAGATATAAATGTCGGCAACGTAGGACTTGTCAATACATCTGAGGTAGAGATAAACCCGTCAACAGAAGATACTTTGCAGAAGTTAATAGGATTTGACATATCGCCTTATGATTATTTGGCACTAACCTATGTATCTGCTGGAAATGGTGCTGGCGAAATAGAGACAGTAGTTTATAAAACAGGGGGTGTTGGAGGTACAACAGTTGCTACATTAACACTTGCTTATAATATTTCCGATGAAATATCTAGTATAACAAAGACGTGAGTTTAATATTTAACCCAACAACAGCTAAATTAGACAAGGTTAGGAGTCTATCAAAATTAGACTCCCGCTACGTAAACGTCACAGGTGACACCATGATAGGTGTAGACTCCACCACCTTCTTTCAAATCCAACAAGCAGACAATACCGTAGTCTTTAATGTAGATACTACTACTCCTCAAGTAACAATGCCTAATAACCCAGTTATAGGCGGCTACACGCTGACAGTCCCGGCTACGGGGACTGCGGCGCTGCTTGGTACAGCGAATGTGTTTACGGCAG